ACGGCGCGGCCTGCGCCCGCTGGGTCCGCGACTGGGGCGTCGTCTACCGGGACCAGGTCGGCGGCCACGATCTGCGGGCCTACTCGGCCGACCGGGCGAAGCAGTGGGGCGCGTACGGGAACGGCGGCCAGGGCGACAAGGGCAAGCTCGACCAGATCGCGAAGCGGCACCCGGCCAATCACGTCGCCCTCGTTACCACCTGGGCGGAGGCGGCCGCTGCCATCGAGGCCGGGTTCCCGATCCCGGTCGCCAGCAATGTCGGCTTTCAGTCCGTCACCGATGAGCACGGCTACGCGCAGGCCGGGCCGACGTGGCATCACCAGATGCTGTTTTGCGCGGTGCGCTACCAGAAAAACGGGTCCCCATCTGATGCGCTTTTGTGTTTGAATTCGTGGGGTCCTCGATGGCTGACCTACCGGGGCAAGTTCCCCGCCGACCAGCCGGACGGCTCGTTCTGGGTCGACCGTCGCACAGTCGAGCGGATGCTCGGGCAGCGGGACTCGTTCGCCGTGGGCTCGGTCGCCGGCTTCGGCTGGCGCGACCTTCATAACGGCGACTGGCTCGCGCCGCCGCCGCCAGAACTGAACCGCGGCGCGAACACCCTCGACGCCCTGGCCCGTTTCCTGCAGGTGACCCGATGAACCTCGACCGGAAGACGCTCCTCGTCCTGGCCGCCGCGTTCGCGATCGGCTACCTCCTGGCCCAGTCGGCCCCATCGCCCGAGCCGCCGGCCCCGGACCGGCCGGCCCTGCGGTGGCTGGCCCGCGCCGCGAAGAACCTCCTCTGGATCGCGCTCGTCGCGGAGAAGCCGCCCGAGCAGCCGAGCCACGTCGTCAAGGCCAGGGCCGTCGGCGGGGACGGCTACCCGATCCTCGACAATGCGGAGGGCTGGTGATGCTCTCGGACCTGTGGCGATCGCTGATCGCGTTCCTCGTCTGGCTGTCGGCCGACCCGCGCGCGATCGACCTCGAGGCCCCGCGCGCCGCCGCGGCGGTGGCGGCCTCTCTCGCCAGCATGACGCCCGACGCGCCGCCGCCTCCGGCCCCGACGCCCGTCGCCTGCGACTGCGGGCAGACATGCGTCCGCGGGATCTGGAAACCCGACGGTCGCGTTCAGCAGACGTGCCGCTGCCAGTGCAAGCGATGCGTCGCCGAGCGTGCGAAGGCCTGCCCGGACGGCCGCTGCGAAAACGTCCTACGGTAGGACGGCGCAAGTTCTCGCCGCCGGTCAGTGTTCGTATCGTGCGGGCAGTTCAAGGACACCCGAACACAAGGACCGACACATGCCCTCGCCCAAGCTCGCCCGCCTCCAGGATGAGTCCGTCACTGTGACGGCCGAGATCGAGACGCTCCGGGCGATGGTGCCCGCCGACGAGGCTGAGGCCAAGTCGATCAACGAGCGGCTCTCCGAGCGGTCGAACCGGGCCGAGGAGATCACCGCCGCGGCCGTCGCAGAGCGGGCCCTCGACGCGAAGGTGGAGGCCCTGAAGGCCGTCCGCGCGAGCGACAGCGAGCCTCTGGCCGCGGTCGAGAAGAAGACCGCCCCGGCTGTCCACGTCGTCCCGAAGGCCCAGCTCCGCGGCTTCGGCACCTACGAGGCGGCCGACCGGGCCGGCCGGTTCCTGCGGGCCCTGGCCCGGAAGGACAAGGCCGAGCTCCGGGCGATGGCCGGGACGTCGGCCGGTTCGGGCGAGGAGCTGCTCTCCCCCGAGCTCTTCAACGGGTTCATCGACGTTCTCCAGTACAGCTCGGTGGGCCTCCAGCTCGCCAGCCTTTACCCGACGTCGACCAACTCGATCATCATCCCGAAGATCGGCGAGATCGTCGCCGAGTGGTTCGACGAGAACGAGACCATCACGGGCGACGAGGCCACGACCGACAAGGTCGAGCTCACGCTCTACAAGATGGGCCGTCTCATCGAGGTCTCCAACGAGCTCGTCGAGGACGCGGCGTCCGGCGTGGCCCTGGCCTCGACCGTCGCCAACCGGCTCGGCCTGGCGATCGCGAAGAAGATCGACGACGTGTGGCTGAACGGCGACAACGGCAAGGGCATCGACGGCCTGGTCGACGAGATCCCGGGCGGAAACGAGGTCGAGGCCGGCACCGACATGGACGGGGCCGACCTGGCCACGATCGTCGGCAAGATCGACAGCCGGGCGATGAACACCGCCTGGGTCGTGTCGAGCGAGGGCTGGGGCCACATCATGGCCTCCTCGGTGGTCTCGCAGTCGACGACGATCGGCGAGCGGGTTCTCCCGGTGGTCATGGGCGCTCCGGTCTACCGGGTGCTCGGCCTGCCCGCCGGGACGCTCGCCCTCTACGGTGACTTCTCGATGTCGTCCGCGGTGGCCTACAAGGCCAACGGCCTCCAGATCGCGAGCTCGGTGGACGCCGGCTTCGCGAAGGACCAGGTCGTCTTCCGCGGCACGCAGCGGGTCGGCATCTCGAACCACGACGCGAGCTTCGTCGCGAAGCTCGTCAGCGGCTCTTGATCCACCGACACCATCGGCCAGCATGGCGGCCGGGGCTGGCAGGGATGCCGGCTCCGGCCGCTGTCATTTGAGGAGCTCGCATGGCAAGCCCCGACCACATGGTCTCGCTGCGGCTCGTGAAGGCCTACCGGGGCTACAAGTCCGGCGAGGTGATCCAGGCCACGCCCAAGCTCGCCGCCGAGCTCGAGCGGCTCCAGGTCGCCGTGCCGGAGGCCGCCCGGCCGCTCCTGGACGCGAGCCGGTTCGAGAGGGCCGTGGCCACGCCGATCGCCCTCGAGGCCCGCTAGGAGCCGCCCATGCCAGAGATCGTCAAGCAGCGGCTCTCCGGCTCGGCCCGGCGGCTCGTCACGCTCCGGTCGACCGACGACATCCGGGAGGTCGTGATCACGATCACCGAGGGCCAGGAGCTGCCGGCCGGCACGCTCGCGGCCGTGGCTACGGCCGGACAGGACGAGATCGTCCTCGATGTCTCGGAGGAGATGGGCTCCGGCTCCGGCGACGAGGACCAGGTCGTCGCCCTGCTCGACCCGTACGACTTCGCGGCCTTCGGGCCGAACAGGTGGAACGTCGAGGTCACGATCACGGACGAGACGGACGATTCCGCTGAGACCTGGACGGCCTACGTTCTGTTCTCGGGAACCGTGCTCTTCCAAGAAACCGAGACCAAGGTGATTCAGTCGACCGTCATCCAGGAAGTGGGAAGCTCATGAAACCGGACACCCTGCGCGTGATCTCCCAGCCTGTCGTCGAGCCCGTGAGCGTGGCGGACGCGAAACACCAGCTCGGCCTCGCGCCCGAGAACACCGAATGGGACACGATGCTGGCCGACAAGATCGCGGCGGCGCGCGAGCTCGTCGAGTCTCGGCTGGGCCGGTCGCTCGCGGCCAAGCGCTACCGGGCCAAGTGGAAGAGCCCGCGGGGAACGACCTACGCCCTGCCCTACCCGCCGGTGCTCGTGGACGCGGACCACCCGTTCTCGGTCGAGGCTGACGGCGACGAGCTGGCCGGGGCCGACTACGACCTCGAGGAGGACGCCGAGCCGGCGGTCCTGGAGCTCGACGAGGCCCCGACCGACGAGCTCGTCGTCCAATACTGGGCCGGCCCGACGGGCGGCTACAAGGCCGGGCCGCGAGTGAAGTCGGCCATCCTGATGTACGTCGAGCACATGTTCAGTAACCGCGGGGTCCTGGCGGAGAACTCGGCGGCCGAGCTGCCGCAGGGATTCGAGACGCTGCTCGCCAGCCTGTCGCATAACGGAGGCTGGTGATGCCGCCCCCTGGGATCATGCGCGAGAAGTTCGCCCTCGAGCGGCTGCCGGCCGACGAGCGGAACGACGTCGGCGAGCGGATCACGTCTGACTGGGAGGAGGTCGGCCGGTTCTACGGGTCCTACGAGCAGCAGGCCTACATCGAGCAGGAGCAGCGGGCCAAGGTCGGCGGGGCCGTCCAGGCCCTGGTCCGGACTCACTGGCGGGACGACGTGGTCGGCGGTATGCGGCTGCGGTGGCTGACCCGCGGCGGCCGGCTGCTCTACGTCTCCAGCGTCCTCGAGCGTGGCCACCGCCAGGAGCTCGAGCTCACCGTCGAGGAGCAAGTGGCATGATCACGATCTCGATGAGCCCGGTCGACCGCGAGATCGCCGCGCTCGTGCGGTCGTTCGGCCAGCTCGAACCCCGGATCCGGAACAAGCACCTAAAGGCCGCCGTCGGCCGGGCCGCGAAACCGCACGTCGGCGATCTCAGGCGAGTGACGCCGCCGGTGGGCACGCGCCGCGGGCGGCGCAAGAAGGGCGAGAAGCGGAAGTCGTCCGGGGCCCTGCGGCGTTCCGTCCGGGTCCGCACCAAATCCAAGAAAGACGCAGCGTTCGCGGTGCTGGGCTACAAGGCTGGCCCCGAGAGCCGGAAGGCGATCTGGCTGGAGTTCGGCACGAAAAAGGGCATCGCCCCGCGCGGCATGGTGGCGAACCTGATGTCGCAGATCGGGCCCCAGGTCCAGGCCCGCCTCCCGGCGGAACTGAAGATCGCCCTCGAGCGGGCCGTCCGCGAAGTCGCAAGCGGCCGCAACCCCGGAGGCTGAACCATGCTCCCCGAGTCCTGGCTCTACGAGGCGATCGAGGCGGCCGCCGGCTCCGGCGTCGAGGCCTACCCGGTCAGCTACACCGGCGGCGGCGAGCCACCCTACGTCGTCTTTCAGCGGGCCTCCACGACGCCCCAGCTCGTGCTCCAGGACGAGCTCTCCGAGACGCCCGAACTGGACGCGTTCCCGCGGCAGGCGACCTACACGGTCGAGATCTACGCGGACGGCTACCTCGAGGCGCGGGAGATCGCCCAGGCCGTCTCTGACGCCCTGCATCGGTTCACGGGGCCGATGGACTACCTGACAATCGAGCACTGTCTCCTGGTGGACGACAGGGACTCCGCGGCCGTCTACCTCGAGGGCCGCGAGGTCCCGACGTACATCGTCGAACAGACCTACCAGATCGCCTGGAGCGAATGACGAATGGCCGTTCTGTCCAGCATGCCGAGCCCGGGGCCAACGCTCCCGGCAAAC